GACAATGCAATCGGCTCATATACCTGACGCCAATCAAACTGCGCTTGGGTACGAGTCGTTTGTAAGGCCGCTGTCAGCGTTTCAAGACCGGCATAACCGCCGCCCTGTGTGCTGTTCTTGTACCGTACAATTTTGTTAAGTGTCAAACCACCGGACTCCCGCTTCGACTTGTTCATAAAGCGGGTTAGCGCCGGTGAGTCTTGAACGATTGCGTCCGATACGCCGGGAAGAATGTTTGTGCGGGTGATCGCACTCAAGCGACCAAAATCCGCTACAGCCATTGTTCCTCCTTAAAGTATCATCCATTTATGACTCCCCCAATGAACGCCTCATAATCTCCTGAGAATCAAGGTTTTCCCCTTGAGGCCCGTGTTCCTTTGAGTTGTACTTAAAACCTGTCTTCTGGTTACTTGGAGTGCCACCTTTTTTTGTGCCAGTATTGGCATTTTGCTTACGCGCTTGGTCTTTCTTAGACGTTGAAGCTGCAACCTTGGTTGCAATTCCCTTAGAGAGAGCCATCGCAGCCAGTTCGTAATCGCTTACATCCCTGTTGCCAACAAGTGCCTCAATATCCTTTTCTGGGACACCTGGGAATTTTGCTTTGGCCGCTGCAAGTTGTGTAACCTGTGTCTGATTGGCGCGCACAGCACCGATTTCCTTTGCCAGTTTTTCAATGGAACGATCAATCCTGGCCTGTGTTCTTTCGTCTAGTGCTTGTACCGCTGCACCTTGGTCGCCAAATTGTGAGTAATCTTCTGGTTCAGCTTGTGACTCGGCCTGTCTCTTTGCTTCTGCTTCTGCCTGTTTTGTCTGCGTAAACGTCTTGTTAAGCGCGTCCACCTGTCCCTGCATATTCGCGTTGGTGGTATTCGCTTCTTCAAGTTGCGCCCTCAGTTGGTCTTCTACAGACTCCTCGGACGTTTCTTCAGATGTATGCTCATCTGTTTGCTCATCTGACTGCTCCTCGACCTCCGTTTGAAGTTGCTCCGGCTCAACTACGTCGGTTGAGTGGAATTCCGCACTAAAGTCTGGTGCTGCTTGGTCATCTGGCATTATTTACCTCCTGGTAATTAAAAAGACCCTCTCGGGTCTTGGTCAACTATGTCTACGCGGGTGGCGGGGGTTCACCTCCTTGCTGTCCTCCCGCACCCTCCATGAACTCTATGTGTGCATTTATGTGTTGCTGTATTGTCTCTTGAATCTCAGGTGGAATCTTATTCCCTATCTCTTCAAACATCGTTACGTGAACTTCCATGTGTAGATCGTGGTTGTCCAGTTCGCTAATGTCTACTGCTTCACCCTGAGATAGCAAGGTGTTCTCTTGTTGTGGGTCTTGTCCGACTTGTGGTGTTGGGGTAAACCCTGGCGCTTGTCCTGATTGCCACTGTGCTAGTCGTTCAGCAAAGTCCTCTGGACTCTGGAACTCTAAGACCTCATACGCATCTACCGGTGCTATAAGACCTTGCTGTAAGAGTGTGAGAACTTCTTGTCGTCTTGTCTCTTTGTTCACCGGCAACGTGGAGCCAGGCTTAACCCTAATGCTTATTCCATCGTCTATGTCGTTGCGTGAGAACTCGATAAAGTCCCTGGTATCGTTTATGCCGTGAATCTGGATTAACTTTTTCTCGGTGTAAAAGAGCTTCATTAACTGTATCCAGTGCTCAAACACCTCAACAGTAGCGCCCTCTAGCTGTCTTACTAAAAGCCTAACAACCACCTGGTCTGCCTCTGCCTGTCGTGATACTTGGGTTGCGGTCTGCTTCCCTACCGCTTTAGCGCCTCTTGAGACTTCGTGCTGTCCTGATATGTCATCGAATATTCTTTGTGAATGGAACATATCCTCTACAACGTACTGTGGAAGTGGTGCGCCTGCGACTCGCTGAACAGTTCCGTTAGATAGTCCTGGGAAATTCACAACCGCACCGGGGACATTAACGGTCTGCCTCTTTACTGTGGCCTCGTCAATCTCGTTACCGTCAAACCATAGTTGTGAGTTAGCCATGTCGTTGGCGTTGTCGTCTATCTGTTGTTTGCGCTGGTTAATCGTTTGCAATACAGGAAGTAATTGTTTCATAACCCCCTGTGAGTATAATTGCTTCCCGTCATTGACAGACTTCAAGTGTACGAAAGGCTTTCTTGGTCTGTCGAAGTAATTAAGAATCGGGCTGAATGATTGCTGTACCTGTTCTTCTAATTGCTGTCTGAGCTGTGCAACGAGTTCTTCTGATACTATCTCACCCTCGGCTTCTGCCTCGGATACGATTTGTTCAAGTTGTTCTGTGATTATTGGTTCTTGTTCTTCCATGAACTCGGTCAATTGGTCTTCAGGTGTTCGCCATTCCCAGAACGGATTAGGAATCTTTTTAATAATCTTCTTACCGGCGCGGATGATTAGAACCTCATCTGTCCACGCATGGTCTACGTTAAGAGCGTTTTCTGGCAGTCTGTCCTTGTTGGTAGTTTGCATATCACCGGTATTGGTAAGTGTCTCGCCTACAAAGTCCTCTTTATCGAAGAAGTTGTCCTTGAGGTCGAACTGTTTTGTAAGCCACGCGGCTGTCCGCACCTCTCGGTATATAATCCAATCTGCTTCGTCTAAGGTTTTAGCATTGGGCTCAATGAACATCTTGTGCGGCGGCACAACCTCACAATCCACATCGTCTTGCAAGAAGTTCCAATAGGGATGAAAGAACGTATCCGCATACAAGGTCTGTTGAATAGCCGACTCGGGAAGTTTCTCTTGCATCTTCTTGTCTTCCCATTTGGCACCAAGGGTCATGTCTACTATCTTGGCTCGTTCTTTCTTCTCTTCAAATTCTTCCGGTGATTCCGCTGAACCCGGTAATGCAACTGGTTGTGGTCTTTGGTCTGTAATAAGTCCGGCCTGGTTGCGGACATACGGATAGACAAGATTTAAGACTGTATTGCTCTTGTATTGAGGTGAGTCACCATGCCCGTCAATTAAGGACTCGGTATCACCATCCATGATCTTGTCGCCCATGTCCCACAACTCACGCTGGTTGTCGTAACCATTCTTCTTCGCCAGCTCAATAGCCAGAGAAATCTTTTGATTACAAACCTCGTCTGAATCGCTGGCCTTAAAGTCAAGGTCACGTACCAATTTCTCTCGATCTTCTGTTGTCAGAGTTTCAGCCAATGTGTGTCCCTCTTATTTCTTTGGTTGGCTATGACGTACTCAAGGCCAAGGTCTTCGTATTGGTGTAGCGGTTCTTTCTCTTTGTCCGATACCACAGACACCGGATGGTGAACGAGTTTTGCTAAAGCTACTTTGAAATACACCGTGGCATGAGAGAAATGATCTGCTCCGTGGTTCTCCCACTTATCACGGTCTACGTTTAGTCTCTTGTCGCATATCTTTGTCTTGTAGAGCGATTCCCAATGTCTAATGTACTTTTCTAAGCCCTCAGCACTGGTATTGCCGTTCTTGATAATATTCAGTCGTCCAGATGTGAAGTCGTCTATTGTTTCATCAATGATTCTCGTTCTATCCACATAAACAACACCGAACTTCTCTTTATCAGCCCAGCGGATAGTCTCGCGGTCTGCTTTGTCTATCTGGTAATCACAACCGAACAGACGGCCTCGGTATTCTTTCATCAGTCTTCGTGTAACCGTAGGGTCGCCTTTAAGGTCAATGACTGTGACGGGATTGTGTAGTGCTATCAGTCTTCGGGCTTCTCTCTCGTCACATACCTTTTGTAAGAAGATCCCTTTCTCATTTCCTAGAACAACGTGCCACTCAGCGCCGGTATCAATGCCCATCGCTACGGGTAAGTGTTTCCATTCCTCGTCTGGAATACCTACACGCGACTTTAGGATGGTGTCTCTGTCTACGGTTGTGTCCGAACCTTTATACGGCAGTCCTAAAACAAAGTTATGGAAGTATGCCTGCCCACCAACGGCGTTGGCTTTCTCGACAACGTAAGAAGCGCTGTGCCAGCTACACATAAGATGATTCAGCCAGTAACCAGACATGTTCGATGTCTCATGTGGAACCCAGATACCGTCTGAACGTTCTTCGTCTTGTATTGGTTTCTTACACTTCTTGCAAATGTATTGTGCGTGTACCACTCGGTCTTTGTGGTCTAACTCATGTTCTATTGAGTCAGGCCAGGATAAGAACTGTTCGTGGTTGCAGTGCGAGCACTTAATGTGCCAATGCTTCTGGTCAGACTTCTCGTATTGAGCATGAACCCCCATCCCAGGGGCAGAGAGATTAGATAGATACCATTGTCCTTTATATTCGGAATCACCTAGTCTTGATTCGTAAGTCCTCAGTGTTTCCTGGTCTGCTTTGTCGCACTCATCGTATATGTTCAAATCAGAGGATATGGTTAAGGCTTCCGTAGCTCCACGTGTCCCTCTAAAGTAGATAAAGTTATTGCCAACTCTTTTAAGGCTGACTGAGCGGTTAGCGGCAATCCAGCCGTCCAACACCTTGTTGCGCTCGATAATCATGTTGAACTTAGAGTTCACATAACCAGAGACATCATCATCGCTTGGGAGGGTGTAGATAATGTTCCACTCTCGATGCTTGCAGGCAAACAGAGCCTTAATACTGTATATCTCTGTCAGGCCCATCTGAGCACCTTTAGGTGAGGCCTGTGACGGGTTCCAATCGTCTGCTAAGTCTCTGAGGAACTTGTGTTTGGTGAACTCGTATGCTCTGCCTTTAGGGGTTGTAAGTCCCTCTTCTAGTATCCAATCTGATAATTTCCCAGGAGCCTTGGGTGGCGTAATGATGGTTGCCAAACTCCCCATGATATTAGGGGCTTCTTTATCCTCTCTCTTTTTAGCCACATTATTCCGCTTTCAGTGCGTTCTCTAATTCCAATGGATTAACAACGGCTCTTAGGGTGCCTCTAACGTCTTGTGTCATCATTAACAGATTGTCGTGGGTTCCTCGTAGGAACAATTTGGCCCCCATGTTGAACGCCGCTACAGTAATGTCTTTCTTAGACCTCATCGCAATGTTAGACATCATCATCAGTTCATCACGGTCTACAGTGATTTGCATCCTGCGCCCATACCTCTCAAGTTCTATATCGCACTTGTATCCACGAATCATGTTGAGGTTGAGTTGACTTCTCACCTGAACGTCCACGCCATTGGTGATTAGGTTTCTGATTCTAGTGACTAGAGGCCGTACTAACTTTGCTTGTTTGTCTGATACTTTCTGAGCTAACATCGCACTAGCTGATCTCATGCCACTCCTTAGATTTTCTTCTCATGGTCATCAAATGCTTTCTCTAGTGGGTTTATTAACGGGTCTGATACCTTTATTGGCGTACCCTTACGGTCTGTGACGGTTACGGCTTTTGGTTTTGTCTTCTTCTTTGGAAGTTTTATATTCGCGTCTACTGACAAGCCCTTAAGAAAAAACCCCACCACAACTGCCAGCAGGGTTAATAGCGAGGGCACTATGTATTCAGTCACTCTATAGTCACCCACTCAAAAGGAACGGTCATTGCTTCTTGTGCAAGTTGTGCGGAACTAAGGTCTAGCTTCAAGCGCTCCTTACCGCCAGCGCGTTCGTGTGACGCTAGTATTTTATCGAAATGAACCGCTCTTGCGTCCCCATTAATAGAATCAAAGCACAGCAGCTTTATCTCTTTAACCCCCATCAATTCTGCAATCATTACTGCGTTTGGCAAAGATGGTGGTATGCGCTCACTAAATCCCAAATCATTTACATCTGAGAAAACATACCGCTCGGGATGGTTTGGATAACAAAACCATGACTCAGGGTGAGATAAGATTAGCACTGCGTACTTTGGGTATCCTCCGTTACCTGTTGAACCAAGTGGTCTTACGTTGCAATCATGTTCACACGGATTATTCCCACGTTCGTTAATATCACAACCATCCCTTTGCATTGAGTAAACGCTAGGTGCCCCTAAAGCCTCTACCGCATGTATAGCGTGATTGATGGCGATGATTGGCCCTCTATTGAAGCACTCAAAATGCCCGGCTCTTAGCTTTAGCAGCGACGGCCCTTTGCCGACAATAAACCCGGTAGTCCCTTTATGTTTGTCCCTTAGCACCTGAATTGACTTCACAAAGCCTCCTGATCTCTGTGGTGGATATTGATTTAGTGTATGGTAAGAAAATCACTTCCTTATCGTGTTCCAGCATCCACTCCTGACCAGGCACTTCGTCCCAATCATCCGCGTGTACCAATATGTCTGGATTGAAGTATTGAAGCTGTCCGTTCTTTGTGGGGTTGGTATCGCTTTGAAGTACCGCCAAATCCACATGCTTGATACTTCGGATTATCCTTAATCGGTCATATTCTCTGATAATGGCTCTTGGTTTGTATCGTTCTGTTGCGTCATCGGTCAATACCCCGACAATTAAATAATCCCCCAAGGCTTTCGCTTTTTGGAGGATGTTCAGATGGCCGGTGTGATATAAGTCCCAGACTCCACCGATATAGACTTTCTTCAGTTTCTCTGGCACAAGAATCGCTCCTCCACCCAATCCACTGAATCACCGAACTTTCCTAAGTCGTGGAACACAATGGCAAACCCGGCCTCTTTGAACAGTCGCTTCCACACCTTTGCTGGCATTACGGTGAAATGTTGGTTTATCTCGTTAAATGCGTTCGTAGTATGTGTCGGTAGAGCCACATAAAGGTAGCCAGATGGTCTTAGCGCCTGCTGTATAAGCGACAACACAAGTAAAGGAAATGGTGAGTGCTCAAGTACGTGCATCGCTATTACTGCGTCATATTGACCCTGTACGTCCAAGTCGTGCATATCGTCGGGCAGATTAAGAGTGTCCAAGACGTAGTGCTGTTGGAATAGTTCTGCATAGAACTCCTCACCGCCTATGTCTAATATCCTAGAACCAACCTTGAGGTGGTTGAGTAGGGTGTCACGCGCATATACCTTTGCAGCGTACTTCTCTTGGAATAAGGTCGTATCATCCCACTTTGTTTGTCTAGCAGAACAATTCTTAATTATCTTCTCAACCAAAGAGTGATTCATATATCACCTCTGAGGCATGGCCTATGTTTTCTACTATTGTTGTAGATGTTCCAAAAACTGAATGTATATATTTCTCTGGATAGCCCCGTATCGCACTTCTTATTTCTTCTATGCCGCTAACCGGATGCGCCCATCCAGCCAGTTCGGGTAGGCCTGGCATTTCTTCTAATGGGATTTTGCCAGCATACCAACTCACGTAGTTTGGATTCGCTACCTGTATCACGAACCGCCCTAAAGCCATCGCCTCTAAGACAACGGAACCAAAGTCACCGATAACTATGTCGCTGTCTAGTATCCTTTGGGTTATATCACCAGAAGAATACTTTTGGTATATCTGTGGTGCGTCTGAGTGGCTTCTACTTCTTGAGTGTAGGTGTACCTTAACCCCAGGTATCTCATATATTGAGTCCTTTAGAACGGCTATGGCTGATAGTTCTGGGTTCCAGGTAGGGGCAAATAAGACTTTGGGTATTGGTCTTAATTGTGGTATCCGTCCTATAAAGTCGAATTTAGTTAGACCACCTACGATTAACTTGTCTTTGCTAACACCCATGTCCGTTAAGAGTTTCTTGTAATACTCAGATGGGCAGTTAATGAAGCCTGGGTAGTTCAGGTATGTGTCTTTACGTGCCGAGCACCACGATTGCCCCTTAGAAGCTAGACCGTGGGTTAGGTTGACATATGTGCCTTTGGCGGGGCAGTGACTTTCCTCGTCGGTTACGAATATGTAATCTTTTTCAGACCAAAGAGGCTCAAACGCCTGTCCTTGATAGCCTCTATCTAGTTCCCAATCGGGTTGCTTTGCTTTAATATATTCATACATTGGATTCAGGTACGGCCAACTAAGAGGCCAATCTGCGTAGAATAGTATTCTCATGTCTTCATCTGCACAGTAAAGCCACGAATAAGTTTAGGCGAACCCTTTAAGTTAAGCGACTTCATTACCTGAGAAATTGGATTAGCACATCCTAAGCACAAATCTTTAGATACTTTCGATGCAACACTTCCTGTACTCACAATCTCTACCACAAAAATATCATTGCGATTACCGCTAATCGGTTGTTTGCATATGTCACAAGTATAACTTCTGTGTTCCATAACCCCTCCTGGTGGATTACTCTATTTGTATTGCTCGGTTACATCGGGCGCGTTTATGAACAGTTCTTTTGCGTTTGAGAAGCTACACAGCCCATCGCTGCCAGGCATATCAATGGGATTCGATAACAAGTATTCCATCCCCTTGTCTAGTTGCTTTTTAGTGGCTGGTTCTTTGTCTTCATCGGTATCTATGTGCCAAATAAATTGTGATGGTAAAGTTACTTTTTTACCACTATCCTCAACAACCTCAGAGGACATAAACGATACAACCCCTCGGCGCTTGGGCTTATCCCTCACGTATTTACCAAGGCTGTATTGCTTTATTGAGAATATATCTGTGTAGTGATAACTCATAATATCTTCGTCATTACATGGTTAAGTGCCTGTACTGCGCCGAGCGGTTGGGTGTAGATTAGTTCCCTTAGTTGTGTTTGGGTCGTTCCCTCCCACGGTTTAGGGCGGTACATGTCCCAAAAAGGAGTTCCTTTAACAAAATACAGCCATGTTATCTCGTTCCAAGTCGTGCAATGAGTAGGGTCTTGTGCTTCTGGGTATGACCCGGCGTAGGGGACGTTGAGTTGCATCTGGTGTTCCATCTTCAGAACACGCCAGCACTCGTTGAAGAAGTCCATCTGCAACCAAGGTTTAATGTGTTCGGCTATGTGGGAACAGTACAGGTGTTCGCATGATTCATCCTCAATAGGCCACGGGAACACTTCTAAGTCATGGACAATATCAACACCATCACGGTCTTGTTTGTCTATCCCTGTGTAGCCATCTTGTTTGTTGAAGCCGCAGCCTACATCTAGTTTCATGCTTTGCTGTTTTCCCTAAGAATCCGTTGCAGGGTAGGTGTTTCTCTTGTGATTGCATCAGACACATTAGGCAATATATTTTCCCTCATAATGGCCGTTAGACGAGAAAAGTCTGTTATGCCTTTGCCCGTAAACACCTTCTCAGGGGTCACAACCACTTCCTCTTTAGCCAGCCCCTCCAACAACTCCATAGGGTCTGTGGTAGCGGCTACTACAGCACTGGCTCCGAACCATTTAAGGAATGTTCTTCTATTCATGATGTTCTTTCACAGAGAGGCAGGAAAACGTCTTCAATGTTAGCGCCCTATACTCAACATCAACAACACCCTTAAGAAGTTTAATTGCTTGAACAATCTGGTTTTGATGCTCGTAGTTTATCTTGCCTAATTCCACCACAAGCCCGTACCGTTCCTCAGTCTCGTCTTTCTTCCCAAACATAAACTACCTCCTGGTGTAGTTGCCCTACTTATCTTTTGGCTTGAGAAGCTTAGCCGTCTTGTCTTGTAGTGAACCTTTCGCGGCTTCAAACTCCAACACAGCCACCTTTTCCTGAAGTATCTGCACATCGTCTATTAGCCCAACTAGACTGTTTGCCACAGCATCCATGAACTCTTGTATAAAGGCTTTCTTCTGTTTGGTGCCGGGTGGCTCAAGTAGAGTTGCCATTACTTATCCCTTGCTCTGCGTAGAGGACGGTCAATCCAAGTAGTCGTACATTGTTTATGGCAGTTCCAAAGACCGGGACATTCCCAGCATACATGAGACATTAACATTACCTATCCCTATCCTCTCTCATAATCCACCATCTCCTCCTTCTCTCATTTACTGTCACCGCCCTGCTTCTTTATCATATTCCTCAAGCACTGGTGCAGCCTCAGACAAGTTCAGCCCTGCTTTTAGTGCCAGCATCCATGCACTTATCTCGCCGTTGATGTATCGTTCTTTGTTCTCTTTCAGTACAAGCATACTCGCTGCGGGGATATCCACATTGTGGTCAAGATTCATCTAAACCATCCCCGCTCGTTTCCGATGTAGTCAACCGCTACTATTAGAAAGCAAACCACAATCAAAACTATCTCAGTTCTTTCTTCAGTTGGAAGTCTTTACCTTTGCAATGCATGACATCAAGAGAAATATCCATGCCTCTTTTGTCACACATATAGTTCATGCCATCGCTGTCAAACGACTCTAGTTCAATATATTCACATATCCAGCAGCAGCGAGTAACGGACTCTTTGTTGGGTTGTTTTGTTGTCCTCGATAACATCTGCTGCGTTCTGGGGTCTTCTTCAGGGTCGTAAATATCTACAGGGATTTCTCGCTTACCAGACAAAAAGTTAGCCATCCTAGGTACTAGAATCCTTTATGGTTATTCTTGATTCGTGCATAACATGCGTGTCTGGATAATCGTCGCCTATGGGAACCACCATTGTATCCTCGGTTAAAACAGGCGGTATAGCGTCTACGAGGGCTTGCATCATAGACACACCTTTAGGTATCTCAACTTCAATTACTTTCAACTAGAGTCCTTTATCATCGACAACACATTATCATGGATGATCTTGGCATAATGACCGTCCTCTAGGCGCTGCTTCACGGTTCTGAGAACTATCTTGTCCTCTCGCTGCCACAGCTTTTGCAGTTGCCTTTTCCTTAAACCACCGTTTAATACCCACAAACCCGCAGCTAACAGAACTAAAGCAAGTTCACCCATAAGTCTCCTCACACTCGGGACGACCCTTACAACCAGAACAAGGCCATGTTAAACCAACTAAGTCCTTAAAGGCGGGGCAGTTAGGAGCTATCGGTGGTTTTCTGTCTATAGTTACAACCTCTTGTTCTCCTTTGAATAGCGGAGAGTCGTATTCAGGAGTAGGTGGTGCAGCAGCAACCCCCACAACACCGGTAAGCTCTTCTAAGCGTTTCTGAGCATCTTGTATGGGGTCTTTAGTGGTAACTGTTATAGCTTCTTTAGGTATGCCCGTAGCGGCACTTATCAAGTTTTCTGTGAACGTTTGTCTGGGGTCTTTAAGGTCTTGGGCTATTTGGGGGAGATTGTAAGGTTCCAACATAGCCGACTGAATCAAACCACGGACGTAGCCTTTGTCCTGAGAGTTAACCCAATCCAATTCCTGCTGGTTAAGGTAGAGCATCTTATTCATCTGTAGAAAAACTCATATCTTCTAGTTAACTGATTATCCCTCTGTGTCTAAACGGTTCTCGTCCAACGTCATTACATGGGCCATATGGGGAATTAGCAACCCTGTTAGCTGGTAGTGAAAGCTCACCATAATATTTGCAGATACGTTGACACGCTTATTGTGCCATGTTGGAATCCAACTCATACCCATACTATACCATACCCCATATGTATATGGCAAATGTATATGGCATAGAGTATGTATATGTACTTACCAGTACAGCTTCTTAAAGGGGTTAACGCTCCACACAAGACTCGGCTTATTGAATCCTTTGTCCTTCAACCACCCACCATAGAACCTGATCTTGGGAAGTAATGGCAGGTGAAGCGTCACAAAGCCCCAGAGTGGACGAGAAAGATTAACTCCTATCCAGTAGTCTTTGAACATAAGATACAGAACACCGTCATCAGACTTTCTAAGTTTCATAATTATGCCCTCTTTCCGCAGCGTGATACCGGGTATTATATAAAAATGATACAGTAGAGAACGGTTCTACACCGTCTGATAAAACCCTTAACCTTCACACATACCTCCTGGTTGATTGTATGTATCTATTATACCAGTATAGGGGGCTATTACCTATAAAAATAATATAATTGAGGGAGGTGCTAATAGTCATATATAGCGAAGGTACCGGCAGGGGTCACACCCCGTACCCTCTATATATAGACAGTACACACGTTCACCGAACATACGCTCTCTTATCAACAGCTTATCAACAGCTTTTAGTACGTATGTTCGCAGGTAATGATACGTTCTAAGCCCTTCTAAGCTATGGGAGGGGTATGTTATGTATTGTCTTGACCTGATAGGGCGTGGAACTTGGCAGCTATGAGTGGTAGGTGCTTACAAACACCACCATTACTACCCTTACCACATACACTCTGTATTACTTGCCCTGCTTCTGCGATCTTGTCTCTAACATGGGTTGGACTCATGTACATTCCCTGGTCAATTTTGGTCTTGGCTTCAATGACGGCGGCTAATGACCTCGTGATAACCGCGATACTCTTAGCCTCATCTAATGTGTCTTTGCTGTCGTCGTCGAGCTTATTAACGGCACGTTCCATCATGGCTATACTCAGGGCAATCTGTTCATCTAGGCGGCTAAGGTTGGGTGATTGTTTAAGCTCTTCAACCCTCTCTAATAACCCTTTGTCATGTTTGATGTGCATTGAGTACGGCCCCGGTGGTGAAGCGCCACCATGCATCTTACATTTACCCTCGCCTACATGCCATGTGCCCCACCCAGCCTCATGCTGACACGTTCCGCCTTGCTTATTGTTAGCCCCGCACTTCTCTGCATGGACTATTGTTGATTCAGGTAGCTGCATGGACTCTCGATTCTAGTGCCTAGACATAGAAATACCCCAGCTATTAGTCACCGGGTACACGGATAACTATACATTCCTTTGATTATTCTTGTCAACCTTGGTTTCAACTCGTCCTTTTTGCCCTGTGTTCTACCAGTTCAGGACATAAACCATGATTTAGTTTAACTTACTAGTGACTTGTGGTAACATCTACCCAGGCAAGCGCCGGGTGTGGGTCTACCTAGGGAGGAAACATGACTGAAAGTAAAAGTCTATGGACTAGACTCAGCCACCAAGACCAACAAAAGCTAGAAGAGTGGTTAGACAAAATAGAACAATACTCTAACAATGATGAGCCAGGGCTGGTGGCGGAAACCATTGAGAGCATCCGCGAGTATTTTGCGATATGGCCTGTAGAAGATGGCGACCTGAGATAACGGCTTGACCCATCCCCTACCTGGTTATAGAGGATTTATTAGTAAGTTAGCAGCGGAGGAGGTGAACGGACTATGAAGATTACAATTGAAGTCACCAAAGCAGATTACCTACGATTAGAGGCGGGGCTAACTGTTAATGCGTTGCGTCTCCAAAAGCAAAACGAGGTTTTGTTTGCCAGTGAAATCAGAGAGATCGACCGCTTAACTGACCAAATATGTGGAGCACACGACCAGGCGATGGAGACAGAGGAGACACCATGACCAACTGTAAAGAGTGCGGCCAGCCAACAAACGTGGATGCGCCACCTGGTGACGTTATTTGCTCCGAGTGTTTTTCAGCAATCGCTGCGGAACTATGCGCCGACATAACAGAGGACAAGAACAAGGATTAATCTAGTCACTAGACTATGGGAGGTGAGAGGGTATGAATTTGCGAATCGAAAACGGCAAGCTCGTGTTGTACTTGGTCGAAGATCACCGCGAAAATTTACACGGCGAACCTGCAAACGAGAACGAACTGATGGAAATGCTACGCGACTGGGCCTGGGACGGACACGGAATAAATATCTAGTCAACTAGAATCCCCCGCACTCAATACCGAGCCGGGGGAACGGACAGAAAACTTGGAGGTTTTCTATCATGGAAATCTTAACGAAAGGAACCAAAGTCTACAACCACGGCGACCAGTGCAACCCCGAGGGATTCTTTACCATAACAAAGGTTGTTCGGGACACATACGGGACGCGCTACGAGGTTGAGGAGTACGACACTTACCCAGGCGACGAACCACGCAAGCAAACCCTGATGCACTGTGGCTTTTCTGAGGAGTTCAAAGGACACGGCGGGACAAGATTAGTCACCGTTGAAGCGTACGAAGCATACAGAGCGGCCAACATATTTGAATCACAAGAGGCCATGCGCTTTGTGGGGAGGGGATAATTTATGACCAAGCAATGTAACCAATGCGGCGAGGACTACGAACACACAAACCAGGTATTTACTCTTTGCCCAACTTGCGAGAAGCAACGGGCGCGAGCATATGATGACCACGTAGACCCCGATCACTGGTACCACCAGCACGACCCAGACAGAGCAACAAGAGGATAACCAAACACCCGATCCGGCACATATGACCGGGCGGTGAAAGGAATGATTATTATGAGACTGTACCACCACCAAACAGACGGCGGCGCTGAATACTAGATTCTAGTCGCTAGACAACGTGTAACTGTAGGCGACGAGAAAGGTTTGTTATGGATACTTTAGAAGAGGTCGAAGAGGAACTAACGTTAGCGGAGGAACTGGCAGAAGATAGCCATTTAGATGCGGAAGTGTTCCAAGCGTATGCGGATAACATGGGAGAAGATTGTACTACCGTTGAGGCGGTCGAAGAGTGCTATCAAGGTGAGTGGAACAGCGATGAAGAGTTCGTACAGGACTTACTTGAACAGATCGGCGACATCCCTGACAACCTCCCGCACTACATACACATTGATTGGGAGAGTACGGCGCGTGACATCATGTATGACTATTTTGAAGTTGACGGCCATTACTTCCGGTCAATCTAATGAGAATCACATTCCCAATATCTATGATTATTTTGGGTGTCGTAATCGCCCAAGCTGGCTACGAACTGTTAAGCCGTCGAATTGACATACTGATATCTATATTGAGTTAGGAGTGATTGTTGTGCAGTTACCTTGGGACGGCTGGCAAGTTGAGAAAGCAACAAAACACAGGCTAGCGCGGAAAGCTGTCAGAGACAACGCAAGCAAACGGCTTAAAGACTTTGATGCAGATGCGGAAGGCTTGGCGCTTAACGTCAAAATCTTTCTTGCCTACATTGAAGCCGACAAGAGCCTGCTCGCAGAAGCGTTTAGGCTCGACATCAAGAACCTAATGGACAGAATGATAAATTACGATAAGGAGGCATAAATGGC